TTAACCAAATCTTGACCTATTTTCTAAGAAGACCTTGTTCTGCATCCGATTCTGGCTGTGCACCCTGAGTCGACCAAGGTCAAGGTCACATTTCAGCCGAAGGAATCCCTTTTCGATCACGTCTTTCGCGCGGTAAATGCGGATCGCGCTCCTGGCGTCCGCCACATCGTTGCTGATGAGCACAAGCCAGCCATGTGTGCCAAGCATGCCATTTACGGAATCCTCGCGGACACTGACTGTGTAACCTGAAGCCGTTTTTTCTGACTTGCGGATATGGAGGTATTTTTTGTGTTCTCTGGATTTCGCGCATTTTCCTGGTTCAGCCTCAGCTTCGTCGCGAAGGGTGGAGACATGTCCGAAGATATCCTCGCGCCTGCCAAGGGCTTTGAGGGGCGCGAAATAGATGTGGGTATATACTCTGCGGCCGTTCTCCCATGCCCTTTCCTTTGTTACGGCTCTTAGCGTCTCTCCGCCGAGGCGTATGGTGTTCTCCACCGTATCAATGCCCTTCCGTTCCCCGGCCACCTGCTTCTTGGCGAAGCCGGACGTAAATGGCACGGCTATTATGAACTTTCGCGTGTGTTCACCCGAGAGCATAGCGTCAACGTTGCGCTTGCTGTAAAAGCCTTTGTCCATGACCACGAGTACTGGCTTTCCACCGGTGACCCTGTCGAACCTCCTGATAGTAGGGTCAAGCGTAGTAACGTCTTTCAGACTTCCCGCATAGACCGTCTGATAGACCGGCAATCGGGACTGCTCACCCATTAGCATGCAGATGTTGACCTGAGGGAGAGCTTCACCATCACGATTGTATCCCCATTCAACGTCTTCGACCAGTTCCGAATACGATGACACAGACGTTATGTCGAGTGCCAGATATTCGCTTTCCTGCCTGTGCCTGCACCAGGCTTGATAAAAATGCTCCCGTTCTTCAGGGGCAATGGCCGCCAGCAACTCGCTGATCCGTTGAGACGACATGTCTCCAACCGGATGGGACTCTGTTTCTTCCAGCCAGTCGGCACAATGCATAAACGGCTCACCGTTTACCACCAAATGTGCCGCGAGCGTGAACACTTCCTTCCAATTGCGCGGCAAAGCCTCTTTCAACGCATCAGTCAAGCCGGTCTTCTCGGAAATGCTCTTAAGAAGATGAAACGCACCATATTCGAGCACGGATGATTTCTTGACGTCCATCAGTGAGAAAATTTTCTCTGTAGCCGAGATTTTTACTGGTGTTCCTGCCGACTTCATACGCTTAACATATTCTGGTTTGTAATGTCTTTCGCCGGTAATTGGGTCTATTTTGCCGATTGGAACGCGTTTGCTGCGCGGTTGACCAGCGGCATTCCTATACGAAACACATTCATACAGATACGTGTGTTTCCCAACTCGCTGTTCCGTAATATAAGCCATAACATACCTCCTTGTAGCTATAATAATTATAGCTACAAAAAAGTCAAGCTATATCTATAAAATTAATGTAACATATTAAATTTTTAACGATTTTATGATGAAAATAACATGTAGTTATAACTTTTTCCGGGAGTTAAGGTTACAAGAGAAGCCGCCTAGCCGGCCGGCCTATGTGAGGAAGCCCTAAAAACCCACCCCTAGCGGCAATTGTCGCCCTGACCAACCGCCCGCGGGTATTGATAACATCAATACCCGGCGGGCGGTTTTTTTAATCTCCCTTTCAAAAGCCTCCCGCCATCCCCCCGGAAAGCCGGGCGGCCCGGCCTGGTGACCCGTGCCGCCCGGCCCCACCTGGAAAGAGAAGGAGAACCTCGCATGTCTTTCGACCGCGTCTACAAGCAGACCAAGGAATTCGAGGGCGGCTACGTTGACGATCCGCTCGACGCCGGGGGCGAGACCTTCCGGGGCATCAGCCGGAAGAACCACCCCAAATGGCCCGGCTGGCCCCTCATCTCCCAGGCCAAGGCCGATGGCCGACTGGCCGGGGCCGCCGGCGCGGCCGCCCTGGCCCGCTTCATTGATGAGCGGTTCCGCGGGGACGCGGCCATGGAGAGGCTGGTGTAGGATTTTTACCGGGCCAATTTCTGGGAGCCCTTTGACAAGTTTGGGAGGCAGTCATGAAAAAAATATTTTTCGCGGTTCTCTTATTTATTTTGCTTCCGGCCGGCTGCGCGGGCCTCCACCCGGGCCCCGAGGCGCCGCCCCCGGCCCCCGAACAAATCATCAGTTCCGAGGGCGGCCAAGAAGAATCGGGCGTTATTTCCTGCCGGCCGGGCCAGCCGCCGCCGCTGCCGGAACGCTTAAAGGAAAAGCTCTTTGATACGGCCGTTAACACGGGCGTAAGCCAGGCTTCAAAATTTCTGCAAAGCGCCTTAAACCGCCTGGGGGCCGGGCTGGCCCTAGACGGAAAGATAGGCCCCAAAACCCTTTCCGCCCTGTGCGGCATCTCGGAGCCGGTAGTTTTAACCCTTTACGCCGAAAGGCAGGCCGAGTTTTACCGGGCCATAGTGGACCGGAAACCCGATCAAGCCAGGTTTTTGAACGGCTGGCTCCGCCGGGCCGCCTGGCTGCCTGACGAACATTAAGGAAGCGAGGCCCTCATGAATAACCCGGAAACGGCGCACAGCCAGCTCCCTTCAAAGATCATCCTGTTCATCGTCACGGTCTTCGGCCTGGTTCTCCTGGCCCAAGGGAGGCTGGAGAACCTGGCCAACGCTTCCGCCTTCGCCATCACCTACATCGGCGCCCTTCTAAATCGCCTGGATAGCCGCCACCAGGGCTACCGCGCCACCATCAGCGCGGGCGGGGTCACGGCCACGGTTGAACGCCACGCCCGCTCCAAGAGGCCGGAAGGCCAAGGCGGGGACATGGATGATGGCGATGACGAGGAGGAAGACGAGGAGCTGGAGCGCCCCGGCGAGCGGGAAGGTTTTTGGCCGCTGAAAGTGGGCCGCCCCAATGCCTGATCTGAAAGAGATCATGGGCTAGTGGCCCCTCCTGGTCCTCGCGGTCAACCTGGCCATGGGCTGGCTCTACTGGAACGCCAAGAAGCATTTCGCCTGCAAGCACGAGCTGAGCGAATTCAAGGAAAGTTTCAGCGGCCGCCTGGAGGGCGGCTTCGGCTCATTGAACACGCGAATGGAGCGCCAAAACGAGGCGGCGAACTGCCGGCTCGAACTTTTGGAAAAAGATCTGATCCTGACCGCGAGCCGCATGGGAGAGCTCCCCACCAAGGACGACGTAAACCGCCTGGAGGTGGGGATCAGCAGCGTCTCCGGGGACGTGCGGGCGGTGGTCACCGGCGTCAAGGGCCTGGAGCGCAACCTGCATCTACTCATGCGCTCCCGCATAGAGGGGGGGGAATGATGGACCATAAACTGAGGCGCATAGTGGATGAAGACCGCCGGCTGGTTTTCTTAAAGCTCCTGGGCACCCAGGGCGACTACTCCCTGCCGCACTTCGCCCTCCGCGACGCCCTGGCCCAACTGGGCCACAGCGAGCCCCTGGACAAGATAAAGGTGGACGCGGCCTGGCTGGAAGAGCAGGACCTGGTGACCGTAACCCATCCGGCCCCGGACCTGGAAGTCTATAAGCTGACCCCCCGCGGCCGGGACGTCTCCAAGGGCATGTCCGTCGTGCCCGGGGTCAAGCGGCCCGAGCCGGGCTTAGACGATTTTTAAATGACCCGTCAAAGCACCGTAAAAGCCCTGCCCCCGGAACTTCGCGCCGAGGTGGACAGGCGCCTGGGCGAAGGGCGCCTTACCCTCGACGCCCTGGTGGAATACCTGGAGGCCGAGGGCTGGACCATAAGCCGCAGCGCCCTGGGCCGCTACAGCCAAAAATTCCAGGAAGTGGCGGCCAAGCTCCGCGAAAGCCGGGAGGTGGCCACGGCCTTCGCCCGTGAGCTGGGGCCCATCCCCGGCGACGACATGGGCCGTATGCTCTTGGAGCTGGGGCACTCCCTCACCTTCCGGGTGCTAAACGCCGCCGACGACGGCGTGGGGACCCGGGAGGTCATGCAGCTGGCCAAGACCATAAAGGCCTTAACCGATTCGCGCCGCATCGCCGACCAGATATCCGGTTCCATCAGGGCCGAAGAGAAAAAGCGCCTGGAGGCCGAGATGAAAGAGAGATTGGCCGAAGCCGCCGGCGCGGCCGAGGGCGGCTTCCGCGCGGAGGCGGCCCGGGAGGCCCGGCGGATATTGGGCTTCAGCGATGAGTGAACCCCTCATTACCTTTCACCCCTACCAGCAAAAATGGCTCCGGGACGACCGCCGGTTCAAGATCGGCATGTTCGCCCGGCAGACGGGCAAGACCTTCACCACCTCTGCGGAAATTGTGGACGACTGCCTTTCGGCGGAAATAGCCGGCGGGCGGGCCCGCTGGGTCATCTTGAGCCGGGGCGAGCGCCAGGCCAAGGAGGCCATGGAAGAGGCGGTGAAGCCCTTTTGCAAGGCCTTCTACCATCTTTACCAGGCCCTTAAAAAGGCCCCGGAATTCAGCGAGAGCGATTTTCGCGGCGAAAGCGGGGCGGTTTATAAAGCCCTGGAAGTAACCTTTCCCGGCGGCTCCAGAATAACGGCCCTCCCGGCCAACCCCGATACGGCCCGGGGCTTTTCCGCCAACGTGTACTTGGATGAATTCGCCTTCCATCACGATTCGCGCAAAATCTGGTCCGCGCTTTTCCCGGTCATTTCCAAGCCGGGCCTAAAACTCCGCGTCACCTCCACCCCCAACGGCAAGGGGAACAAGTTTTACGAGCTGTGGACGGCTCAAGACAGCTCTTGGTCAAAGCACCGGGTCGACATAGAAACCGCCGTAAATCAAGGCCTGGCGCGTGACATTGCCGAACTGCGGGCCGGGGCCGGCGACGAGGACCTGTGGCGGCAGGAATATTTGCTGGAGTTCTTGGACGAGGCTTCGGCCTGGCTGACCTACGACCTCATCATGTCCTGCGAAAACGAGGCGGCCGGGGACCCTTCGGGCTACCAAGGGGCCCCTTGCTACATAGGCAACGATATTGCGCGGCGGGGCGATTTATGGGTGGCCTGGGTTTGGGAGGAAGTCGGGGATGTGCTCTGGACCCGGGAGATCGTCACCTTGAAGAACAAGACCTTTGCCGAGCAGGATTCGGTTTTGGACGCGCTGATTAAAAAATACCGCGTGGCGCGCCTGGCCATGGACCAGACCGGCATGGGGGAAAAACCCGTGGAGGATGCGAAAAGGCGTTACGGGGGCGGCCTGGTGGAAGGGGTGATCATGACCGCGGGCCGCAAGCTGGCCGTGGCCACGGCCGCCCGGCAGAGGTTTGAAGACCGCAAGTGCCGCATTCCGGCCGGCGATCCCGTCCTCCGGGCCGATCTCCACAAGACCAAGAAGGTCGTCGGCCCCACCGGGGCCCCCCGGCTCATGGCCGACCGGGACGAGGCCGGGCACGCCGATAGGGCCTGGGCGGCCTTCCTGGGCCTGGCCGCGGCGCGGAGCGGCGGGCAGGTTTATGACTACACGCCCGCGAGGGACCCCGGCGACCTCGGAGATGACGCCCGGTTTAAGTTCAAGCCCGGCGCCTGGTGAAAGGTAACACCATGCCTTTATTCGACGCCTACGGCCGCCTGGTGGATTTCGCCGCCCTGGCCCGCGAGACGGCCGCCCCCTCTCTCACCGGGGTCCGCCAGCCCTTTTCCGGCCACCCGGAACTGGGTCTCACCCCGGAGCGCTTGGCAAGAATCCTCCGGGCCGCCGAAGAGGGCGACGCCGACAGCTACCTGGAGCTGGCCGAAGCCATGGAGGAGAAAGACCTCCACTACGCCGCCGTCCTGGGCACCCGCAAAAGGGCCGTGGCCGGGCTGGAGCTGACGGTGGAGGCCGCCAGCGACGAGGCCCGGGACGTGGCCGCTGCCGACCTGGTGCGTGATTTTTTAAACCGCGACGAATTGAGGGAAGAGCTTTTCAATATCTTGGATGCCATTGCCAAGGGCTACTCAGTTACGGAAATAGTCTGGGATACTTCCAAAACCCCTTGGCTGCCAAGGGCATTGAAGCGTCGCGATCCGAGTCATTTCGAGTGCTGCCGCCTGGGGGAAGAGCTTTTGCTGAAAGACGAAAGCGGGCCGGAGCCCCTCGCGGCCTACAAGTTCATCGTCCACCGCTGCCAGGCCAAGAGCGGGCTGGCCATACGCGGGGGGCTGGCCCGGGCCGCGGCCTGGTTCTACCTGTTTAAAAATTTCGATATCAAGAGCTGGCTCAAATTTCTGGAAGTCTTTGGCCTGCCTTTGCGCCTGGGGAAGTACGGGCCCGGGGCCACGGAGAGCGACAAGCGGACCTTACTGGAGGCTGTCAGGAATATCACCTCCGATGTCGGGGCCATCATCCCCGATACCATGATGATCGAGTTCGTGGCCGCGGCCGCGCCGGGGGCCAAGGGCACGGATAATTTTTACCAGTTCATTGATTATATCGACAAGCAGGTTTCCAAGCTGGTCCTGGGCCAGACCGGCACCACCGATACCGGGCAGTACGTGGGCACCAGCGACGCCCACCGGGAAGTGCGCGACGATATCGAAGTGGCCGACGCCGTCCAACTCGCCGCCACCCTGAACCGGGATTTGATCCGGCCCTTGGTGAGCCTGAACTTCGGGGAGCTGGCGCTGTTCCCCCGGCTGCGGATAGCCAGGGAAAAGCGGGAGGATTTAAAGGCCCTCATCGAAAACCTAAGCACCCTGGTGCCCATGGGGCTGGAGGTGGAGATGAGCGTGATCAGGGACAAGCTGGGCCTGCCGGAGCCGCCCCCCGGCGCTGTGGTGCTGACCGCGCCGGCGGCGGCCGGTATGCCCGGTTTCCATAAGGCTGTTCGGGCCGCAAACCGTTCCGCCCGGAATGAGCCTGATTTTATGGAGCCCCTAAATAAAATTATGGCCCTGGCCGGCCAATGCGAAAGTTACGCGGAATTCCAAAAGCGGGCCCTGGCCATGGCCGGGGACCTGGGCTTTGAAGATTTGGCGGAAGATTTGGCCGGGCAAATGTTCCTGGCCACCTTAAACGGGGCCTTAAATGCCGGTTAAACCCTTCGGCATACCGCCCGCGGAGGCCGTGAAGCTCATAAAGGCCAAGGGCTTCGACCTTATGCCGTCATTCGACTGGCGGGACGTATGGGCCAACACCCACGCCGGGGCTTTTACCGTGGCCAAGAGCGCCGGGTTCAATATCCTGGGCGATATCTACGAGGCCGTCGGGGCCGCCCAGGAGGGCAGGCTGACCTTTAAGGAGTTCCGGGAACAGCTCCAGCCCATTCTGGAAAAAAAGGGCTGGTGGGGAAAGCGCCAAGTGGTTGACCCCGAGACCGGCGAGGCGGTGCTGGCCCAACTTGGCAGCCCCCGGCGGCTGGAAATTATTTACCGCACGAATTTAAGGCAGGCCGAGGCGGCCGGGAAATGGGCCCGCATCCAGGCCCTGAAGCACAAGCGCCCCTTTCTCCGCTACGTCTCCGTCATGGATAAGAAGACCCGGGAGGAACACCGGGCCTGGCACGGCCTCATCCTGCCCGTGGATCATCATTTCTGGAACGAACACATGCCGCCCAACGGCTGGAATTGCCGGTGCTCGGTCATGCACCTCAGTCAGGATCAGCTCAACCGCTGGGGCTGGAATGTTAGCGACGAGGGGGCCATACCCTTTATGGAAACCGAGCCCTGGCTGGATGAGCGCGGCGGCCGGGTGCTCGATATTCCCCGGGGGATCGACCCGGCCTTTGCCCATAACCCGGGGGCCGTGGCCATCGAGGTCCACGCGGCCCGGGCCCTGGCCAACACCCTGGCGGGTCTCCCGCCGGAGGTGGCGGAGGCGGCCCGGAAGTCTTCGGCCGAGTTTATAGCCCGGGCCCTGGCCAGGGGGGGCATTACATGACTAAGAAAATATGCGGAGGCCCTAATCGCCCCGTAGAGCGATTGTTCGGGGGTGGCGGCTAGGGTGGCCTGGGTGGAAAAAGTTTAAACAATTTGGGGCGAATTTAAACACTGTTTATGGCAACAGGGGGGGCTGGAAGAGTGGCAGATCTGCCACAAATCGCCCGGCGGGCCTCAAAAAGGCGTGCAATCAATAGTAATTGTATGGGTGACAATTGTCAGGCTGATGAATCTTCCCGGGGGAGGGTAGGCTTGAAATCATGAAAAGTCGCGGCCGAAATATCGCCATCAATGCCCGGTCCGGCCAGGCGCCCGAATGGATCCATCTCCTGCCGTCCGGGAAATTCACGGGCCGGGACGGCCGGGGCCCCTGGCTCTTGAAGGATTCGGGGGCCTTTATCCGCGCCACCATGGCCCACCAGGCCGGGGCCGATCTGCCTTTGGACTATGAGCATCAAAGCCTCCTGGCCGAAGAGAACGGCCGGCCCGCCCCGGCCGCGGGCTGGATAAAGGAATTGCGCGCCCGGCCGGACGGCATCTGGGGCCGGGTGGAATGGACCCCGCGCGGGGCGGCCTTCGTGGCCTCCCGGGAATACCGTTATATTTCGCCGGTCTTTATCCATGACAAGGCCGGCGTCCTGGAAAGGCTGGAATCCGCGGCCCTCGTGGCCCAGCCCAATTTGCAACTGAAAGCCCTTAACAAACAAGGAGCATCGACTATGGAAGAATTTTTGCGTCAACTGGCCGCCCTCCTGGGCCTGGCCGAGACGGCCAGCCAGGAAGAGATTTTCGCGGCCGTCCAGCAACTCAAGGAAGGGGCGCCGGAGGCCAACGCGGCCGATGGCGATGCCGAGGGCGCGGCCGGCGCCGATGGCTCCCCCACTGCCGATGGCGAGCCGGAAAACCTGGCCGAGGCCGAGGCCGATCTCCGCCAGGCCGCGGATAACCTGGTCAACCAGGCCGAGGCCGCGGCCGACCCGGAAATAAACCCCGCGGCCAACCGCGGCGCGGCCGGTTTGGTGATTGCCGCCCACAAGGCCATGCACAAGCTGGGCAGCCGCCTGGCGGCCGTGGAAGGCGAAATGGCCAGAAACAAGGCCGCCGAGGCCGTGGGCCAGGCCATGACGGCCGGCAAGATCACCCCGGCCCTTAAGGCTTGGGCCCTTAACTACGCGGCCCAAGACCCGGCCGGCTTCAGCGCCTTCATCAAGACCGCGCCGGTCATCGTCCGGCCCGGGGCAAGTAAAAGCGCCCACGGCGCCGCCCACGGCGCCGGCGCCCTCTCGGACGAGGAACGGGCCGTCTGCAAGCAAATGGGCTTGGCAGAGGCCGATTACATAAAAGCCAGGAAGGAGGAGCTGAACCATGGCCATGCTCATTAAGGACCGCGATACCACGCGCCGGGACGGCCGCCTTTTTGACCTGCCCCTGGCGGCGGGGGCGCGAGTCTTCGCCGGGGGCATAGTCTGCCTGGGCGCCGGGGGCTTCGCCGTCCCGGCCTCCGCTGCCGCCGGCCTCAGGTTCCCCTGCCTGGCCACCGAAGGGGTCAACAACTCGGGCGGCGACGGGGCCGTCTCGGTGGCCGGCGAGCGGACTGTCGTGGGCCTGGATTACGAGGCCGACGTAACCCGGGCCCAAATCGGGCAGACCGTCTACCTGGCCGACGACCACACCGTCACCGCCGCCGCCGCCGGCAAGAGCCCCGCCGGCCTCCTGGTGGATATCCAGGACGGCCAGGCCTGGATCGACCTGGCCAGGGCTTGAAAAATAAGGAGTTAAACCCATGATAATCAACCAAGCCGCCCTGGCGGCCATGCTGATAGGCTTCAAAAGCGAATTTTCGGCCGCCTTTGCCGGCGCGCCGCGCGATTTTGAAAAAATCGCCACCGTCGTCCCCAGCTCCACGGATGAAAACGTCTATCCCTGGCTGGGGCAGAACTTCCAAATCCGCCAGTGGCTGGGGGACAAGGTTTTGCAAAACCTGAAAGTCCATGACTACGCCATAAAGAACCTCGAATACGAGGGCACCCTGGCCGTCCTTCGGAGACACCTGGAAGACGACATCCTGGGCATCTACAAGCCCCTGGTCCAGCAGCTGGGGCAGGCGGCCGGCACCCACCCCGATACCCTCATCTTCGGCCTCGTCCTGGACGGTTTTTCAAAAACCTGCTACGACGGCCAGCCCTTTTTCGATACCGATCACCCCGTCGGCCGCCAGGGCGCGGAACGCTCGGTCTCCAACCACATGGGCGGGAGCGGCACGCCCTGGTTCCTCATGTGCACCAGCCGGCCCCTCAAGCCCTTTATTTTCCAGAAGCGGAAGGATTACGAGTTCGTGAACCTCGATTCGCCGACGGACGCCAACGTCTTTTTCCGGGCCGAGTACATCTACGGGGTGGAAGCCCGGGTCAACGCCGGCTACGGGTTCTGGCAGATGTGCGTAGCCTCGAAAAAGGAACTGACCCCGGCCAACTATGCCGAGGCCCGGGCCGCCATGCTCTCCTTCGTCTCGGACGCCGATGAGCCCCTGGGCCTCATACCCGACCTCTTGGTGGTCCCCCCCAACCTGGAAGGTTTGGGGCGCAAAATCCTGGTCAATGATCGTAACGACGCCGGGGCCGCCAACGAGTGGGCCGGTTCGGCCGAGCTCCTCATGACCCCTTGGCTGGCGAGGTCTTAATCATGGCCCTAAAAATAACCGCCAAGGTTCAAGGCTTCCGCCGGGCCGGTATGGCCCACTACGATACGGCCATCTATCCCGACGACCGGTTCACGGACGACCAGCTG